TTCAAGAAGCTCATCATCCAGAATCGACTGCACCACCTGGAGCAGATCGGCCAATTCAGCAGCTGTCATGTCATAGACGAACTTACCGGCATTGACCTGATACAGCGAAGGTTCTGCGCCCTCGTTGTTGCACATCATCCAGGACTGCTGTGCGTTCGCCTCACGCTGCTGTCCGGTCAGCCGCAGCTCAAACAGAGCCTTAAGCCTGCGCTTGATGTTTAGATACCGATCTTCGATATCGTTGAACATCCGACTGACCTGCCGCGATGATTGCGTCGGGTCAACTTTATTGCGCGGTACGATTGGCGTCCCGATTCTGGTTTGCGCTGTCATCATCATCTGTCAGCGGATCCTTATCGGTTTGCTTTTTATCAGGGTTAGGTGGCTGAACGACCTTGCGAGGCTCCAGTTCACCAACTGCGCGAATTTCGTTTTCATCCACCGCCGGTGTGCCGTATGCCTGCTGGGTATCCTTCGCCACGACAGCCATTGCCTGCATGTTGGCTATCTTCTCTTTTTCGCTCGGTGCGAGCAGATCAGACCATGCCAGCGTGACCTCTCCGGATGATGGCGGTTCAATGACGCCTACGGTCCAGAAGCGTTCAAGCACGCTCTCGACCACCATCGACTGGAATCCCCAGCGGCGACCGTTGCAGCGCTTCGCCCAGTCTGTCTTGTCCTCATCGGAGGCAAGTCGCCCGGTCTGCTGACCGAACAGAATGGTGAACGGGCATTGAATCGAAGATGCAAACTCGTTGGCGGCCACTGTCCATGTAGGAGATGGATCTGCAGCTGCAACGGAGAGTACCGAAGGCGTACCAGCCTGCATTACCAGGGCCGCATCAGTGCCACGGTTCATCTTGGCAACTTTGTCGTTAAGCGCTTCTCCAAGGTCTTTGTAGCCAGCGTCTGTGGCTGCCTTGGTCAGGTTCGCAATGTTGGTCTCTTTGTCGAACGCAATCCCAAGCTGACGACTGGCATTCTTCAGGAACCCTTCTGCGCTGCCGCCCGATACCTTTTCAAGGTCGAGCAGTTTGTTATACCCAGCGCGCAGGAATGGCACGCCGGAGAGCATGTTTTCGTCTTCAGACCCTTCGCAAAGGATGATGATTCGCTCGGGGTGTACGGTAACGCCGCGCACCGGGCCGTAGGTACCATCATCACCTACGGGCTGCTCGTTGAAGTTGTACGAAACTGGCTGACCGTACGTTTCTGAAAGCGTGTCGGTGTCGAAGTTCCCAGGCTTTATCTGCGATTCCCACGCGGGGATCAGCTTAACAATGGCCTTGTCTTTCAGCCGTGCCACAACCGACCTGTCTACCGGTTCACTCCACTCCCTGCCGTCGCGGAACTGAATGAGCAATGCCGAGTATCGACCGACAAGGTTACGGCGATCCGCATCCTTAATTTTCGGCCAGTACTTTTTCAGCAGCTTAGTGGCTGACTTCTCCCAGTTCGTTGTCTCGGTTGACTCCTTGCCGCCGTCACCGTCGATGATCGTCGGGTTATCAGCCCAGCACGAATCAAGAAGCTTATGGACTGCGGCAAACGCCACCGCGTTTCGCTCGTATGCCCGGTAGTAGCGGTCGAACTCGAGACTGTTTGGATAGCCGAACTCATCCCACAACTTCGTGCGTTTGGTGTTTCCTGGCTGGCCCGCGTACAGCATGCGCTGCCGCCCGAGAACATCAGCAAGGGCATTAACGAGGAACTGCTCCCCGGTGCTTAATTCACTCACTGATGAGCTCCTTAGAAGAATACTGCGCCGACCTGCTTGTGGTTGTTCTTCGCTACTGCAAAGTAACGGAAGCCGTCAGCACCGTGTGATGTGAAGTCATGAAGTGGTTTATCTTTCCAGCACCCGCGCTTGTCGTCCCACTCCTTGCGGTAGCCTTCGAGGTGAGATATGCCCTCGGCGCACTTCTCTTCATCGAATACACAGGACGGGAGGATTTCACGCACCGACTCAATGCCGGTATCGACACCCGTTTTCGGAACAACATTGAACGTCATCGAGTAAACCTGGCCGTCGATTTCATAGCCTTCCTGCGCGAGCTCTTTGCGCGATTTGGCATCAGCGCCGAATTCGCGGTTCTCGATGTCGTGTGGGCCCCAGTGCTCGCCATACTCATAGCCGCGGTCTTTCAGCACCTTCATGTAGTGCCTCAGTCCCTCGCCGGAGTTTTCGTAGTAGTCGATGATGTGGAACTCATTGCCTACCTCGCGAACGAACCAGATGGCCGTGGAGTCGCCCACGCCAATATCCCAGAACGTATGAACCGGAAGGTGCGAGTTGTCCGGAATTTGGCCGATCCGCTTGTTGGTGTAGAGCCATCGGAACTGTTTGGCGTAATACGCGCCCTCGACCGACTGCTGGAACGCCTCGGCCGGAATGGTCGGGTATTCGCGCTTCATGTCGTCGCCGAGAGTTTTCTCTTTGGCGTAGTACCAGGCTTTCTGGCGTTCGTTGACGATCACGCCGTGCTTCGCCTCCATCTCAGCGAAGTAATCAATCAGGCGTACCGGCAGTGATTCCACCGGGTCAATTGCGTACTGCGGATTCTTCCACCAGGAGAAGAAAAAAAACTTCCAGTCCAGCGCGGATAACGGCTTACCCTGCAACAGCGCTTTCTCTGCCGTCTGGCAGTAATCGAAGAAGTAACCCGTCCGGCCCTCTGCCGTGCTCTCGATAGTAGCGAAGCATCCGGTCGATACCGCCTCAAAGGCACCAGTTACGATTTCACGGGCTTTATCCGGATACTTGGCACATATCTTCCCGAACTCTGAAACATGCAGGTAGCGCAGCGTACCGCCACGAAACGACGTACTGACGTAGAGCGATCCGCCCTTCTTGAAGACGAGCTCACCAGACGAATCATTGCTCGCCGGGTTGGCCGCCTTTATCTCTGCCGGCAGCTTGTCGTATGCGTACTTCACCTTCTCGCGGAACAAGCGCTTTGCGTCATTCAGCGTGTGGGCAATCAGGGCGCACTTCGCCGACTCAAACAGAGCCGCGTCGAGCTGGATGATGCACACCTCAGTGGTAAAACCCAGCTGACGAGCTTTCAGGATGATGTTGCGGGTGTGGATCCCCTCGAAGTATTCCCGTTGCTCAGGCGTCATCCTGAACCGCGTCGGCTTTCCCTCTTTGTCGGTGATCCAGTAGAGATTGTTCAGCCGCCAGTCTTTGTCGGCCAGCAACTTGATGTGCTCAGGTTTCATTACGCCCCCTGAGACAGAGAATCCATCAGGTCAGAAAGTTGTTTAACAGAATTATCGCCTTCCGGCCCATCGATATCGTAGGCCTGGCGCTCAAGCCCGATCAGATTCTTCAGCGCGTCACTCAGTGCCTTAACCGACTTAACGCGCTCAGGCATGCTGATGACCTTGTGGTATATCTCGTTGAGCTTATCCTGGCCCTTATCGTCAGGGTCGAGCATCAACTCTCCGAGCTTCTCCAGTGCGGCCACGTCTGCGCACTCCGCGCCCAACTCATCAAACAGGGCGTTGGTTATCTGCCGGGCGCGCTTAATGTCGCCGCGATGCTCCATGCGGACGTTGGCAATTACCTCAGCTGTCGCCTCAATGAGTACGCGTTCGTTAAAAGTTACTTCACTGCGTACCTGCTTGCGTACCTCAGCTTTGCGTACCAAATCATCAGCGCGTTCTTTCACCTTCGCATTCAGGTCACGCGACCAGTCGTCACGCTTGGCACGCTTACGAATAGCGCCTTCACTGATGCCGTGTTGTGATGCTATTTCTCGGAGGGACATCACTCCGGCCCGGTACGCCGTCTCGATGGCCTCCCAGTCCGGTTTGCTCATTCATTACTCCGTTGTTTGTTCTGCTGGCTGCTCGGTCTGCTCTGCCGGTACTGGCGTAAACTCCACGCGCTTCACATCGTCCGGAGCGAAATACAGCCACTCGCCCGTCTCCGTAGCCAGCGGCACAAAGCCGTTTACCAGTTCAGGCTGACGTCGTGACATCTTGCCCGTGAAGGTTTCGCCTGTTTGGGTGGTTAGCGTGATTTGGTAGATGTCGGACATTGAGAGCCTCTTTATCCGCTTGTGGGGATACTTTGTTGATTATCCTCTGTGAGGGATATTGTCATTACGATGAGGCGACCCATTGTGATGGCAACAAAAACCGCCCGTAGGCGGCTTTATAATTCACTTAAGCGAGATCTGACAGGAAGTGCAATTCGCCATGGATTTCATTGGCTCTGTCACCCACTACATTGCCTTTAAACAAGTATACCGGGCCATGCTCTTCGATGCGCAATTCAAGATCAACCGGAGAGTGTCCGTTAAATGCGTTAGTATCATGTTTATTATGAGGCACCGACTTAACTTCCGCTGTATTGCCGCTTACCTTACCCTTGTAGTAGCACACATAATCGCCACCGTTGATACGACCATCCCTGACAGTCAGAACTCCGTTAAGCATACCGTTACGGTTTACATTGGTATTGAAAATGATCTTATAAATTCCGTCTTTCATAAACACCCCAAAGATAATTAGCCTCATGGCATGGCGATTATATCACTGGGGTATATTTTGCACCCTCACTGGTGTTTTGAATTTCTCATAACCTCAATTTTTCTAATTCCTGCCTTATCCAGATTGCACTGACCCAGCGCCGTATAGAGCTGAGCGTTTAACTCCAGACTTGCCTGCCACGTGAACGGAACCACCATTCCGGGGATCGGTGTGTCTGCGGTCAGGTCAGCGCTTATAGGCACCACTGGGGCTGGCACGTAAACTGTCTGCGTATTCCCGCAGGCTGTCAGCAGCGGCAGAAGGAACAAGCTGGTTAGCGCACGGATCTCCTTCAAGCGCCTGCCTGATGTAGACAATGCGCGTTTCGCCTTTCTTGGCCAGTTCGTTCTTAGCATTCTGGGTAGCCTGTGAGATATCACGGATGAGGTTCATCGTGGTGATCACGTTGCTGGTGATCGCCTCTGATGTGTCTGCCCGGACCGTCGCTTTATCGCGCTGGTCTTTGTAGGTGATGGCGTTGTCGCGGTAATGGTTAATCGCCCAGGTCATGGAAACCAGCAGGCAGATAACGACAGCGCATATGATTGCTGTTAACCGGCTCATTTCTGGCCCCACTCGCATACTTCACGCTCAATCTCGCGTCGGGTAATAAGACCCTTCCACTGCTTGCCACCGGCATACGTCCAGCGCTGCAGCTCTTTGCATGCCCCAGGCACGTCTCCGCCGTTCAGTTTCTTCAGCAGCGTGGAACTGGCGAAGGCACCAGAGCCCACGTTGTAGGTGAAGGAATAAAGCGCGGCGCGGGTAGGATCAGGGATGCGAACCTTGATCAGCGGGTCGATGGCATTTGCCACCTTTCGCAGATCTGCCTTCAGAAGTTTATCGCACTCTTTGTCGGTGTAGCGGTGACCGCGGCGAATGTCGGCACCGGTGTGCCCATCGCAAACAGTCCAGACGCCGACCACATCCTGATAGGCGTAATAGCGGCGACCTTCCAGACCATCAGCGTTGCCCAGCATTACAGCTGCAATAGTGATAGCGCCGGATCCGCCAACAATGGCACCCACCAGCTTATTCCTGAGTGTCGGGTTCATCTCGGCTCCTGCTGCGGCGGTTGTCTTCGCGGATCTTGAAATAGAGATTCGTCAGATACGTCAGTACGGCAATGATGATACCCACCAGCACGCCGATAGCGTTCCACTGCTCGGGGCTGTAGGCATTCAGCATGCCGTTTAGGATGCTCCCGGCTGAAGCGCCATAGGCAGCACCAGTGGTTATTTTTTCCATGCGATACATGCTCTCACCTCGCGTAGTTAGCGGGTGCCGTGTGTTTGAAAAGGGATCAGGCCCTCGGGACGATTTAACAAGTAGGCGTGTCGATGATGGTTCCCGGAGCCTGAAATAAAAAGCCAGCGACAGGCTGGCAATGTGATGGTGTGGCAATGTCGGCTCTTCGGCCGAAGGGTCCCAGGTAGTGGGTTCTGTGTGTGGCGATCGGACTCGAACCGATACTCAGGTTCAGCATTAGCATCATGCCTGCCCTGCTGGCTATGCCAGTTGATGCATTACTCTACCCATTCAACCCGCAAGCGGGAATTGAGTTACACCACAACGGTTAGAGCACTGAGCACTTCGCGCCAACTCCATGCTGCTGCGTGGGTTGGGTTATGAGCCCTTCACGCCAATGCTCTTTCCTGTTGTGCAGATACAAAAAAGGCCGCCTGAGCGACCTGTTTACGAGTTCATGTTTCTTGTCGAGTAACCATATACCATGGAGAAGGCGTGCATTTCTTCTTCCGTTGGATTGCTCTGGAAGAAAGACAACAATTCAGCGTATGAACCTGTGAAAGGCCCAACAGAAATTGGCGTTGGATCATCGCCCTTGCGTGAGCCTCTAACATCAGCCATATAATCAAGTTGGGATATAAGCAATTCTCTTGACGCTTCTGACCACTTAATTTCAGTAATTTCCATAATCCAGCCGCAGATAACTAAAAAGCCCAAGTCGTGAATCTCGGTCTTGAATTCTTTGTGTCGACAATCAAAGCTATGGCGACGATATCAGATTCACATGAAATATATGCGTTTCAATCCAGTTTTGCAAGACTTCTATCTAAATTTGTCGCCTTTTGTTGTGAACGTGATCGCGTAACCTGCAATAAAGCCCCGCCATCAAGGCGCAGGAAGATACGTCGCATCTCTACCCAGCGGTCCGTAAAGGTCTCTGACCAGTTCTTTGGTGTTACGCCAACCAGCTCCGCCAGCGCCTGGTATTCGTACGTCTCACGCCCTGCCAGCTCCGCTTTGACGTCCTGTGCGGCAAGCCAGATTAGCTTCTTCAGGCGCTCCATCGTCTTGCCCGCCACCTTCTTCGCGCCGAGTTGCTCCCGGAACTCTGCCCATGCCCACTGAGTGATCGCCACTTGGTACTCGAACCAGATGTTCTCGCTGTAGTTCCACAGCAGCCATGCTTTCTGGTGATCTTCAAGCGACAGAAGCGCGCGCCGCCACGATGCGGTGCCGAACTCTATCGGGCTGACCAGCGCGATAGACGATCCCTTGGCGCGGGACTGGCTCCCGCTCATCGCCGGTCCGTCCGGGTTAACTTTACGGCCGGTGACCGGGTCGGTTATTTTCTTCCGCCTCCGGCTGCGCGCCGTCGCGGTGAACTGCGCGTTCTCGGCGAAAGCTACCAACTGCCCTTTCGTCGCCCCGCTCAGATCTGCGGTCGCTACAATGAGCTGCTGACGTACGTATTCCAGTTGCTGACTGTTCATTGTGCGACTCCTGCAGGATGATAGATGCGAACGAAGTTACGGAGAATGCGGTAATCGACCAGCACGGAACCCGGGCGGCGGTAAATCCGGAGGCGCTGCCAGCGCGCTCGGAGTATCTCGATCGTTTCTGGCTTCATACTCCCTCCTCCATGACTTGTGCATAGTTCAGATACTGCCCCCAACAACTGACCAGAACCCGTGCTTTCACAACTGAGCTCTCTTCGTTGCACCACCTGCAGAACCAATTAACAGCACCTTCGATTTCTTGCTTAACCTTACCGGCATTATCGAAGTGGAGGGGGTAGACAACATCATCGAAGATAGCCGCCGTGCTCATTGGGTATTGAATTTTACTCATGCTGCCTCCTGCTGTTTCAGTGCTTTGAGCTTGGCGCGGTACTCATCGCGGATCCGGATGAAGTCTTCCCGGCGGTAGTTGGTCATTTCGTGGGGGCCGTTGAGCCAATCGACGTATTCCTGGCCGTAACGAGCAACCAGGCCAGCTTCGTATTGCTGCGCGACAGTCGCCTCTTTGGCGGTGTATTTGCCCGCTCCGGCATTACACGATTTGCATTGCTTATGGGCGTTACGCTCTTCAAAGCGCAGCTCAGGGTTGGCACCGACCGTTTTGAAGTGTCCGCAATCCCATTGGCCGCCGTGCAGGTCAGGCGGGTTGGTCTCGCCGCAGCTGATGCATGGCAAACCAGCATCACGGGCGCGGATGTAGGCGTTGAATGCCTGCTGAGCCTACGCCTTGTAGTACCCGGCAGGCCGTAGCTCTGCCAGCCGCTCCTTGCGGCGTTTGCGCCCGGCTTTCTCAGCCTCTTTCTGTTCACTGATGCGCTTAGCGGCCTCTTTCACCTTCTGCTTTGCCCTCAAATCCAGCGCGTAGATGGCGCCATGCTCAGGACAGCACCACCAGACGTTGTCGAAGGTAGCGGTGAATTTCTCTTTGCAGACCTTGCAGGTTCGACGGGTTGGTTTACGCATGACCTCTCCTCGCCGCGAGACGCAGCCATTTCTTATCCACCAGGCGGGCGGTGTAATCCTTCATGGTCGGGATGTCGGACGGATTAACTGCAGGCTTACGGTTTCGGCGCGCCGGAACGCGGAAGATTTCGTTGGTGATGACGCGAGAAAGTGGAGTAGACATCATGCCTCCTGCTTATCGCGCAGCTGCTGGTACTCGCAACTTTGGGGAATGGTCAGGTGGCAGCCGATATTCATCGCCCAGGCTTCTACTTTGCACAGGAAGATGTACATCTCGCCGGTTTCCAGATCGGCGGTATGGCGGAGGGATTGCACGGTGGTAACCTCGCCGGACACGACGTCCACACGGTCCTTGCTTTCATAGCCGAGATAGGTGTGCTTCATCGCGTCTTTGACCCACTCAGGCGTAGCGAAGGTCTTGCCGCGGGCGATGAGATAGTCGCTGATTTCCGTGTACCACATGTGGCTGAGCGCGTTCTGCGACAGGCTGCGCTTCTCGCGCCAGGGTTTTACTTGCAGGCGGAAACATTGCCCGGCATCCAGCAACGGCTGAATCTGCTGGCCAATGGCCGCGAAGTTGCCGCGATGGAGTTTGATGCCGTCTACTGGCAGAGTC